GACAGCGGCGACTGGTTCAACCTCGACGCATTTGGTGACCTGAACTGGAAATAGTTATGCCACGGCATAACAAACAGGAGAATGACAATGTTAACATTAGGTAAACAACTTACAGTAGAACGGCGGGTATCCAAGGCCGTTGTTGATATCATGGGCAACCCCAAATACGTTGCGCTGGCTGGTATACTTATGATCGGGGAGCGTACGGTACGCGACGACATACCCACAGCGTGCACTAATGGTCGTGATGAGATGTATGGCAGGGCGTTTGTCGAGGATTTATCTGACCCGGAGCTACGGTTTCTCATACTGCATGAGAACTATCACAAGCTCTACCGACACCTCACCACGTGGGAACATCTATACAAGCAAGACCCTGACCTTGCAAACCAAGCATGTGACTACGTTATCAACCTCAAGATATCCGATGATAACAGGGACGGGTTCGCGACGATGCCCGAGCTTGGGCTAAGGTCCGACACGTTTGCGGGTATGGACAGCGCCGAGGTCTACAACTTACTCAAGCAAGAACAGGACGAAGATGGTGGTCAAGGTCGTGGTGGTGGCTTCGACGAGCATGATTGGGAGGGTGCACAGGAACTCAGCGGTGAGGAACAACGTGGACTTGCCCGTGATATCGACGAGGCAATACGACAGGGTGCGTTGATCGCTGGCAAGTTAGGCACGGGGGTTGATCGTGAGCTAACCGAACTACTACAGCCTCAAGTAGATTGGCGCGAAGTGATGCGCGAGTTTATATCCACGACGTGCTCAGGTAATGACTACTCTACATGGAAACGTCCCAACAGGAGGTTCGTATCCGCTGGAATATATATGCCGAGCGGTATATCCGAGAGTGTCGAGGGTGTTGTGGTCGCTGGCGATATGTCTGGGTCTATAGGCCAAGCCGAGCAAGCAGTCATTCTTACCGAGGCCAAGCAGATGTTCGACACAGTTACACCGAATTGGGTGCGGATGCTGTATTGGGATACGAAAGTATGTTCTGACGAGAAGTATGAGCAGCACGAGCTTGATGACTTCGTTAAGTCTACCAAGCCCAAGGGTGGCGGTGGCACTAATGTTGAGTGTGTACCCGCGCATATGACCAAGCACAGCATCAAGGCACAGGCCGCGATTATTATTACCGATGGATACCTCGGTGGTTCATGGGGTCAATGGGATTGCCCGGTGCTGTGGGTTATCATCGACAACAAGAACGCCAAGCCCGATGTGGGCACAGCCGTGCACGTGAAGTCGAGGGACTTGATATGATCTCCGCTATAACTTGTATGGCTGTGGCTATCTACTTCGAGGCTAGATCTGAGCCTATAGCGGGGCAGCTAGCCGTAGCACATGTGATATCCAACCGTGTCGCAAGCAGACATTACCCCGACACAGTGTGCGAAGTTATACAGCAAGGGGCTACATACGATTCGGGGCACCCGGTAAAGCACCGCTGCCAATTCTCGTTCTGGTGCGATGGCAAGCCGGAAACCATACAGGATTATAACGCATGGCGAGCCGCCGTGCGAATAGCCACCGCTGTCAGGGATACCAGTGCCTCTCGTGTTGACGTGTCGGAGGGTGCCACCCACTACCACACCACCGAAGTATCCCCGAAATGGAGATACACACTACGAATGACTGTCCAGATCGGGCAGCATGTTTTCTATAAACCCTAAAATTTATCGGAGGAGATATTATGATTTGCCCAAAATGTAACGGTAATGGCTACTGGGTTGAACGACTCCAAGTAGCTGAACTATCAGGACTACACCGAGACACCTTACGTATGTTACGCCAAATCCGGCAATGCGAACGCTGTTCTTCGCAAGGAGAGATAAACGAAACAAATGTTATGCCACGGCATAACATCCAAACAAGTAAACAGGAGAAGTGAAGGGTACTAGAAGCCTGCATAGCCTAGCACCTTTACATCCAAACAAGTAAACAGGAGAAATAAAATGGCAGACAGACTATCAAACCTTCACGAAGCCGCAGGTACATTTCACACAGAAAACCTTACCCCCATACCAGATATCAGTAACGCTGGCCTAGCCCCACAATTTCAGGGGTTTCTCAAGGAGGTAAAAAATATATACCCCTCTTGCGAATTTTCTATGACCCTTGGGTCTGGGAGAGATTCGTACTCTACAGTGGTTGTGTACCACCCCTACAAACCTTTTAGTATGGGGTTGGTATCGTACAAAAATGCTGGTGATGGACCTAAGTATGAAGTTAGCTCGCGGAACATAGCGAACGCTAGATACTCGACTTACAATCACGGTAAGCACCACCACAAGGCGAGCAAGAATGTAGGGGTAGCCATACGTAATGTTAAGAAATACCTACGGGATATGTCCCCAACGGAAATAGCGAGGGTGCATGATACAGACCTACGCGATAAATGGTCCGCCACAAGCAATGACATTAGCAAACAGGTGCAACACGCATGGGCAAAGGTTAGTGATTATCAACGCAGAATAAGTCCAGAGGAAAACAACCCGCTACTTAACGAGCTAAAGGCGATTGTCAATTCAGGGTACACCTTCGTAGATAAGAGCCTTGAGGAGGAGGTGCACAAACTCTTGGCTATAACTAAAGAGAAAGACCAACAAACGAGAGATACGACTCAGTGTATGTGGTTGGTTGTAGTCGAGGAGGCACCTACGGGGGTTAGGTTCTCTGTAGCGTATACGGAGGAAGTAGATAGGTGGCGTTCCGAGTGGCAGGAGAAAGGCGTTTTCGTTGAGGAGACTTTACAGGCTAACCACCCCGATATTGTGGGTAAGTTGGCTATGCTCCAGATGTGCGAGATAGGTCAATGGGTTGATGGTATCGGGTATAAGGCTGCGCCTACGGTGTACTATGTTGTTAGGTAACACACCCGATGACAAGTTATACCGTGTCCAAGTACATAGTGACACAAACAACATTGAAGTATCATGTATTGGTATAGATAGGGTTGACGCAGAAGCGGAAGGTATGTATTGTTCTGCAGATGAGCTACCATTGTGGCTTCAAGAACGGTTAGCTGTACTGATGATGACGGATTGGAGGCCGGTCACCGAGATTGTGGAAGATGTAGGAAGACGTATTGATGAAACTACGTATTGGGTAGTTAAACCTAACTAATGTTATGCCGTCGCATAACACAGACCAGAGGGCTATGGCTCTCTGGTCGAAACCAGTTTTTACCAGTTTAGGGCATCATAGTGCATATCGGGATTGTGTTACGAGACATACGAAGAGAACAAAATATGACCAAGCGACAACTAGCTGAACTATCAGGATTACACCGAAACACCTTACGTAGGATGGAGTCGGGGAAATACACGAGCGGAGTAGATAAGGTAGAGCGGGTGGCTCACGCGTTGGGATACGAGCTAGAACTTATGAAAAGAGAGTAAAAAATGGTTATGACGCCAGAAGCTAAAGTTAAGAAGGTTGTTGTTAAACAACTCAAGGAACTAGGGGCCTATTACTTTTTCCCTGCCACAGGTGGCTACGGCAAGAGTGGCGTGCCGGATATCGTAGGATGTTGGGAAGGTTTATTTTTTGGTATCGAATGTAAGGCGGGCAAGAACATACCTACAGCATTACAGGAGAAGAACTTACGAGATATAGAAAAAGCTGGTGGGTTTCAGGTAGTCATAAACGAAGAGAACATGGATCAAGTGTCGAAACTTCTACACGGACCCTACCGCCAACGTGCTCACGGGTTTGACCCCAAGACGCATTGGCTACGCAAGTGCCTAAGTTGCCGGAAAGAAATACTACTAGAGCGTAATATCTTTATATGTGACCAGTGTAAAAAATCGGACAAATTTCGGTATTAACAAGTGAAGTTGGATGACTGTTTTTGACGAAACTATAGCGGGCACTGCGGAACTTAGGCGACAGATTAAAATTTCCGGCGGCCTGAAGATGGGCGAGGCTGGCTGCACGGGCAACACGGGCGAAGCGCACGATACCTCACACAGGACTGAAGCCGAAAGGAGAGACGCTACTATTAGATTGAAACGTATCGAAAGGATACAAAGGTCATTTTTTAGTGCTTAGAAACTACTTACCCAAGCCACATACGGCTAGGTGCAACAGGAGAAAAGGTATGAAATTTTTTGATTGGTTATTCGGTAGTGCCCCCATAAAGGAGGAGTTTGAAGCTACCCCTAAGACGTTTAGGCCGGTTCCTAAATGGACACACGCGGGACGGAAGGGGAAATCCATCTACTGCCCGAAGTGTGGAAAATCTTCCCATGTGTTTAATTTTAGTTGGACGGCCCTCGTTTGCCTATATTGCAAAGGGGTTATCGACAAATACGATTGGCTGCTACCTGTGAAGGAGAAAGAATAACATGACTGAACAATTAGAATTACCGTTTGATCCGCCGTTGGACACACTACTAAAAAGAGCAGAAATACTACGTACCGCCGAGAAATACGTAACCCAAGATAGGGCGACAGAACACGGTGATATGGAGGATAACTTCAACACCATTGCTATTTACTGGTCTGAACACCTTGACACAGAAGTTACTCCAATAGATGTAGCAGCGATGATGGCGCTACTGAAGGTGGCGCGTATCAAAAGTAGTCCGGGTAACTTGGATAATTGGGTAGACGCCTGTGGGTATTTGGCCTGTGGTGGCGAGTTGGCCGCCGAAGAGGAAGAGAATTGGTGGGAGTACCTAAATAAATTGGCAAAAGAGGGAGGTTGATGTGGACCTGATAACAGTAGATTTCGAGACTTATTACGATAAGGATTTCTCGTTGTCTAAGATTACTACAGAGGAATATATCCGAGACCCTCGCTTCCAAGTAATTGGGGTGGGGGTCAAGGTTAACAACGGCACAACGGAGTGGGCTAGTGGCACGAAGGCACAGATCGGGGATTTCTTACAAACATTCAATTGGAGTGAGGCTATGTTTCTTGCTCATAACACTATGTTTGATGGGGCTATTGCTCATTGGTTGTTTGCTATTACTCCTCGCGTTTATACCGATACTTTGTGTATCGCCCGTGCTGTGGACGGGGTGGAGGTTAGTGGAAGTCTCCGTGCGTTGGCTGAAAGGTATGATGTCGGCGTTAAAGGCACCGAAGTCTTAGATGCGTTGGGGAAGCGTAGAACCGACTTCACACCCAAAGAACTTTCTAGGTACGGTGATTACTGCATAAACGATGTCAATCTCACGTACGATTTATTTAAAGCATTCTCATCAAGAATACCGACAGAAGAACTTAAACTAATAGACCTTAGCCTACGTATGTTTGTAGAGCCTACCTTAGATTTAGATCTAGGTTTATTAGAACAACACCTTATAGAAACACGTGACCACAAGGACAAATTACTAGAAAAGGCCGGGGCTGATAAGAAAGACCTTATGAGCAACATCAAATTTGCTGCCCTACTAGAAGGTCTAGGGGTAGAACCCCCCATGAAGATAAGCCCTACTACAGGTAAACGTACCTTTGCTTTCGCCAAGACCGACGAAGAATTTAAAGCCCTGCTAAACCACGATAACCCACAGGTGCAATCGTTGGTAGCCGCTAGGCTAGGCAATAAGAGTACTCTCGAAGAGACACGTACGCAGCGGTTTATAGACATATCGAAGCGTGGGTTGTTGCCCGTGCCGGTCAAGTATTACGCCGCGCACACCGGTAGATGGGGTGGTGACGATAAGATTAACCTCCAGAACCTACCTAGTAGGGGGGCCGGGGGTAAGACGTTAAAGCGTAGCATCTTAGCCCCTGAAGGGCATACCCTCATAGAGGCTGACTCGGCACAAATCGAAGCGCGGGTGCTTGCATGGTTGGCGGGGCAGCAGAACCTCGTCGATGCTTTTGCGAACAACGAGGATGTGTACGTCAAAATGGCGTCCCGCATTTATGGGGTTGCTGAAGAAGACATAACACCCGAGCAGCGTTTCGTTGGGAAGACCACCATTCTTGGCGCTGGCTATGGGATGGGAGCAGTTAGGTTTAGGGAGCAGCTAAAGAACTTCGGGACCGAGATAAGCGAGTCAGAGGCAGCGCGGGTTGTAAAGGTTTACCGGGAGGCTAACCAAGATATCTATAACCTGTGGAAGGCTGCCCAGAATACGTTGGTGTACCTTTCACGAGGGGACGCGCTGTCGTTCGGGTGTAATAACTTGTTAACAGTTAACCTAGATAAGACAGCAATTGAGCTGCCGTCTGGCTTACTGCTCCGGTACGAAGACCTCAAGGGTGAGGAGGGTGCTATGGGTATAGAGTATACCTACAAAACACGGCGAGGCCGCACCCGTATTTACGGAGGCAAAGTTATAGAGAACGTATGCCAAGCATTAGCGAGGTGTATTATCGGATACCAGTTGTTGGAAGTATCTAAGCGGTATAAGGTCGTACTGACCGTCCATGACTCGATTGTGGCCTGTGTACCGGACGATGAGGTGGCGGAGGCGCAGAGCCACGTAGAAACTTGTATGCGTAAGATACCTGATTGGGCAGATGGCCTGCCAATCGATTGTGAGTCAGGTGTAGGTAAGTCTTATGGAGATTGTGAATAAATGATAGATGAATACATATTTAAAAACGGTTACGGGCCAATTAGACACAACCAAAATGTTGGTGTTAAGGATGATTTTTTGTGTTGCCCCAAATGTGATTCAGTAGAGTTAACTATGGACACAACTTCCATGTCTCATGGGGTAGTGCATGATAAAGATGGTATTATCGCTGGATTTACTTGTAACAGGTGTAGGACACAAATAACTCTTGCATTGTTTAATGGTGATGTAGGTAATTCGCAGCTTACTGCCCGAATAAATTGGGTAGATAGATATGTCCCTTACGAGCCAACTGCTTCTGACAAACTAACAAACTGCTCGCTTACTGGGTACAGCAAAAAACTTAAACAACACGCAGAGAAATACGATCTGTGGGATGTAGCTATAGGCTCCAAAGCTGATGTTCCGTTTAACCCAAAAGAATATGCGACCAAAAATGGAGACTGTGAATGATCTGCATACCGAACGAACGTCATTTTGAACGTAACAATCAGATACGTTACAAATATTACGAGTATGGGTTCTCTCATGCAGAGTTAGCGGTCAAACATAACTTATCAATTAGTCAAGTAACTAAGATAACCAGAGCTTATCCCCCAATGTATGTATATAGAGCAATACCCCGCTGGATGATGCTATATGAATTACTCCCCGGCCTCAATGCTCTGTTTGGTATGGAGTATGCAAAGCACGAGCGTACTGGAGACTGCGAGAAGCCGCTGCAATGACGGACGCTTACGGTACAGACCCCCGTTTCTTGCACCGGAATGATTCCCCGAATACAAGTGTAGTTGCGGCATACGCCGTGGATACTACAGTGTTAGAGCGTAAAGTGCATGACGCCATAATAGGTTCTGGGAATGTTGGGTTAATTGCGGATGATATTTTACAGATGTACCCGCAATTACCGTATTCGTCTGTGACCGCTAGGTTCGCCGGGCTTATAAACAAAAAACATATATTCCGGCGTAAAGGTGACACCCGCAAAGGGCGCAGCGGGCGACAACAAATGGTTATGCGTGATATTACCTACAGTGAGGACAACAAAATGACTATAGCCCCGTGGTCTTTCAGTAAAATCAAAGCCTTTGAGCAATGCCCGAAGCAGTTTTACCACGAGAAGATACTAAAGCAGTATCCGGTTCGGGAGTCTGAGGCCATGTTGTATGGCACGCATTTCCATTCGGCGGCAGAGGAATACGTCAAAAGTGGTACCCCCATGCCTAAGAGGTTTGATTATGCTGTTAAAGCGTTGGATAGCTTACAGGCGAAGCAGGGTAAGAAGTTATGTGAGTACAAGTTAGGGCTTACTAAAGACCTAGAACCTTGCGGGTTCTTCGACGAAGATGTGTGGTTCAGGGGCATAGCAGACCTTATTATACTAGATAACGATATAGCTTGGGTTGTGGACTACAAGACTGGTAAGTCCGCTAGGTACGCTGACAAGGGCCAGCTAGAGTTGATGGCTTTGGCTACGTTCAAACACTTCCCCGAAGTTACAGAGGTACGGGCCGGACTTCTGTTTGTAGTATCCAAAGACCTTGTAAAAGATACTTACAAGAAGAAAGAAGAAGAGCGAATACTCTGGCATAAGTGGCTAACGAATTATGAGAAGATGGAAGCCGCTGCAGAGAATAACGTGTGGAACCCACGTCCCAGTGGCTTATGCAAACGTCACTGCGCGGTCACCGAGTGTGCACACAATGGGAGAAACTAATGGCTTACACTAAATCCCCTCGCCCCTATAAACATGAATACCAGAAGCAGATGGAGCGTGGCGAGCATAAAAACCGTATGGAGCGACAAAGAGCTAGACGTGCATTGGATAAAAAAGGTGTTAACAGGAAAGGGAAAGACATAAGCCATAACAAACCCCTACGTAACGGCGGCACTAATGCGGATGGGTATAAACTAATGAGTCCCAGCAAGAACCGTGCAAACAACGGTAAGAAGAAAAAAACGTAAGTCTAGGAGATCAGTTTTGGAGATCATAAAGAACAAGGCGCTGCTGCTAAAGCTACGCCATCCACAACAGGTAACTACGGTTATACCAAAGAGTAAAGAAGTTAACGGCAAGGTGTTGGTTAGGTGGGGTGTTGATGAAACCCACGTCCTGAAGAACCTAAACATAAAAGTGCCGTCGCCCATACATGGGCAGTACGATTGGCCGGGTCAGCACAAACCTTTCGCACACCAGAAAGATACCTCTGCGTTCCTGACTATGAACCGTAAAGCCTTCTGTTTTAACGAGCAGGGGACCGGGAAGACCGCATCTGCTATATGGGCCTCGGATTTTTTGCTGAAGCAAGGAGCCATAAAACGAGTGCTAGTTATTTGCCCGCTATCAATAATGGATAGCGCATGGCGTGGAGACTTGTTTAGTTTCGCTATGCACAGAAGCGTAGACATAGCCTACGGCTCGGCAGAAAAACGTCGGAAGATAATAGGGGGCGATGCCGAATACGTTATAATCAACTACGATGGTGTTGCCATAGTCCAAGACGCTATAGTTAATGGTGGGTTTGACCTAATAATTGTTGATGAAGCTACCCATTATAAAAACGCACAAACTACGCGGTGGAAGACACTTAACAAAATACTGAAGCCAGACACATGGTTGTGGATGATGACAGGTACTCCCGCCGCACAAAGCCCACTAGACGCCTACGGCCTAGCTAAACTTATAAACCCCACGTGTGTACCACGTTTCTTTGGGTCTTTCAGAGATATGGTTATGTATAAGGTATCTAACTTTAAATGGGTACCTAAAGAGAGCGCCGTAGACACAGTGTTTAGCGCACTGCAACCTGCCATACGGTACACAAAGGAAGACTGTTTAGATCTTCCTGACATGGTGTACGTCAAACGTGAAGTCGAACTAACACGTCAACAGAAAAAATACTATAAACAACTACGTAACCGTATGGTCATGCAAGCAGCGGGGGAAGAGATAACCGCAGTTAACGCTGCCGTCGCTATGAACAAACTCCTGCAAATATCTTGCGGGGCAATCTATACCGACAAAGGCGACACACTAGAGTTCGATATAAAGCATAGATACAAGGTTTTACGTGAAGTCATTGACGAATCCAGTCAGAAAGTCCTCGTGTTCGTACCCTTTAAACACGCGATAAGTATACTGTCGGGGAAACTAAACGCCGATGGTATTAGTAATGCGGTAATACAGGGCAATGTGCCAGTGAGCAAGCGCACGGAGATATTCAAAATGTTCCAAGAACAGGATGACCCCCGTGTACTTATAATCCAACCAGCCGCCGCCGCTCACGGTGTAACTCTAACCGCTGCTAACACAGTGGTTTGGTGGGGTCCGACAAGCTCACTAGAAACCTATGCTCAAGCTAATGCGCGTGTCCACCGTGCGGGACAGAAGCATAAATGTACTGTGGTCCAGCTACAAGGCTCTCTTGTAGAGAAACACGTTTACAGATTGTTAGATAATAAGATAGACGTTCACACACAAATTATAGATTTATACAACAAACTGCTTGACTAACTTATCCTCTGCCACTAGATTGCAGCCCCTACAAAGATTTGGAGGTGCAGGATGAGTGATTTAGATAAACTCACGAGGGTTTTTTTAAAGATTAAGGCCAAGCGAAATGAGTTATCAGTACAATTTAAAGAAGAAGATGGTGCCTTACAAGAGCAGCAAGACCTTATAAAGAAGGCGTTACTAGACCATTGTAAAGATCATGGGGTCGAAAGTGTAAGGACTTCGGAGGGATTGTTTTATAGGACAGTAAGGACTCGGTATTGGACTAGTGATTGGGAGTCTATGTACACATTTATAGACGAACATTCGGTCCCTGAGTTCTTTGAGAAACGACTAAACCAAGGTCACGTAAAGCAATTCTTAGAAGAAAACCCCGAATCTGTACCACCGGGGCTAAACGTGGACAGTGAATACGTAATATCAGTTAGGAAGAAGTGATGAATGGACCTTATGTTCCCATAGAAGAGCTAGCCAAACACCTGCATGTGTCTGTGTCTACTATACGCGGGTGGGTTAGGAATAAACACATACCAGAGAACACCTATATACGTGTGGTTAACACATATCGTTTCTCTATAGACGATGTAACCGCCGCTCTTTCTGCAGATAAAGGCGCTGCCGATATGTCTACTAGTGAAGTAGATGAAGATTTATGAGACGTATAAGCATACGTAATAAGATGTTTAGTGAGTACGATGGTACGGAAGAAGCAATGGTTATAGAAGGAGAGTATGAAGCCGTTATAGTAAATGCTGCTTTCGTATCAAGGTCGTACTACGAGGAGCAATACAACCCAGATAAACTAGCATTACCTACTTGTTGGTCGGCTGATACACAAACGCCGTCTGCCGACGTGCCGCAAGGACAACGCCAAGCAGCCAGATGTATGGATTGCTCCCATAATATACGGGGGTCAGGCTACGGAAGCAGTAGGGCTTGCAGGTTCGCGCAACAG